GATCTCTCTGAAGTCATCTGGGCGTAAGTTAGAGGCTACCTCTAGGGCAACCTCTGGTGTGAGTGGATGAATATATTTACTTGTTAATGTCGTCATATATTGGTTCTAACTTCTTTATTGTATCTGCCATCCAAGGTTTCCAAGGGCAGCCTAGTGGTAACATATCTCTTTCAAAATATCTTTCATACCATCTATTGGTTGTCATTCTTAAATAAAAGTATTTAAGTTCTGTTTCTGTTAGTTGTACGTTATACACGGCGGTAGTATTTGGGTGAGTAATCCCCTTCCCATGACATTGATCTTAATGTAGCTGGAGCAGGGTGTGATGATTTGAGTGTTATCTCAACGTTTGTATTTTTTTCATATACAGGTATAGTTTTAATATACTCTTCTAAGTATGGAGCATCAGATACTTTATATTCGTCAAGATTTGTTGACTCATATACTTCTGTGTAATCTGTTTTACCTACACGTTCAAGTGTGGTTTCATATAGACCTATCTTACCAAAGTGAAACTTGACTCTATGTAAAATTAGAGATGAGTTTACGTCAGCACTAGGTCTATTGTTCTCCATTTTTGTAGGATAAAGTGTTGGTATTTTAACTTCGTATGGATAGATATAACCTATTGTAAAGATACCAGTATGTATAGCAGCTGTTGCCGCTGCACTAGAACCTCCTCCACCAGTAAAAGCTACTGTTGGTACAGAGGTATAGTTATAACCATTATTAACTATGTCCACTGATGTTACAGCTCCGTTTTTAATTGTAGCTGTAGCTTCAGCCCCAGAACCAGAACCACCACTAATAGTTACAGTAGGTGCAGTAGTATATCCACTTCCACCATTTGTTACAGTTATCGTAGTAACTTCTCTAGACCAATCACCGGGTACTGTAAAGCTAGTACCTGATGCTGTATTATTAGTACTACTAACAACACTATAAGTAGGTTTAGCATATCTACCAATTCGTGCAGCGTTAGTATCTGTATCTATTAACACTAAGTCATAGTTAGGTGTAGTTACACTAGGCAACCAACTAACACTACTAAAAGTTGTGAGATTTGTTGATGCATTAAAACTACCACCACTTATAGTAGTATGATTATCTATATGTAGTAGAAATTCAGTATCATCTTGTGTTATAGTAGGATCTGATGAAGCCTGTATAATTTTAATACACTGTAAAAACTTATCAGTATCTAAAAAGTAATACTCATCATTAATTATGAAGTGATATAATAACGGATTATTTAACTTCCATGTAAACCATGCAGCTTGTTTTCTCTCATCGGATACTTGGAAATACCTATAACCATAAACCATATCAGAGTCAGTCTTACCCATTAATACCATAGAGTTGTCTCTTGAGTTAGTCAACAAGTCAATATCTTTAGGTAGTAATGTAGGAACAACCTTGCTTACTTCGACAATACTTGGTTCACCTTCTCTCTGAGTATTAGCCATTTCATTAAATCGGCTATACTTACCAGAGTTATCTAGGTAGGCTAATGTCGTCCCTAGAGATATCGGGGGTATTGTTTCGTTATAATTATAAGTTGCTACACTACGTAACTTAGCTGTATCAGGGTTAAGAACTGTATCATCAGATGCTAACAAGAATTGCTGGTTTGTACTGAATACTACCAGACCTGTGTTTATTTCTATACCATCAAATAACTCAGATGGAAAAATAGAAGAAGCAGATATATCTATAGGATCAGCTGCACCAACAGTAAGAGCTGATTCAGCAAAGAAATTAGGGACTCCAAAAGTTCCCGGTCGTGATGTTATTACATTTTCTCCTGATAGTACAGCTAGTCTGTTACGGAAGAATAATACTTTATTTATACGTCCACCTACAAAACTTGGCATTGGATTAGTTGTATCGTCACCTACACTTCTATCTGAATAAGTAAACTGTTTAACAGTAAACTGAGTAGAAGAAGTACGTTGTATAACTAAAGGCATATTAACTAGAGTTTTAGCGATACCCGGTTTAGCACATTCTGTCCATGAGCCAGTACCATCTCTATTATTTTCTCCAATAAATTGTAAGTAGTAGTCATCTTCTTCTGCTACTCTAGCATTAGCTATCTTAACTATATAACCATGTTTACATTGACTAGGTAAGTTCTGTACATCATTTGTGGATTTCTGAATACATCTCATTAAATCCTCTTCACATATTTCTATACTAAATGAAGTACTACTTGAAAAATATATACCCGGTCCTATAACTTTACCAGTTATGCCGCTAGGTAATTGATCTATAATTCCACCAAGAATAGTATCGGCAGTAACAGCTGTATCAGCATCAAAAGGTGTAGGAGATGGTCGTATCATACCGTCGCCATTAGAAGATACAGTAGCGTTAATCTGAGTACTTTCAATCTCAGTTACAGTAATCTCAACATAAGCTTGACTGTCACTGGCAGCTGCTTCATCAGCATGCTCTGGGTGAACTCGTACGACGTCACCGACATCCCAACCTTCTCCACCATGTAATAGAGTACATTCTATGTTATAACTACATCTGTAAGCACTTCCACCGGGGCTGATATCGCTAGAATTATTTGCATTATAATTAGGGCTGATACCTTGTTGACCTAAAGCTGTAACACGGAAAGTTAAGTTATCTTTACCAGTTGTTATTGGAGTACCACTGCTGTTTTTTACATGCACTACGTTACTTAAACTACTATAACTACTAGCAGCTGTAGCAGCATATACTTCTGTACCTATACCGGGACATGTACCTGTACCGTCTGCCTCTGAAAAGCTATGATCTGTAATCTTTATTTTCGTAGCTCTCTTAACAGTGGTAACAGTATAACCATTATTAATATTAAGTCCATATTGTCTACCATTCTCTGTACGTAATAATTCTACATATGCAAAATGCTTATCAACATAAGAATCTGTTAGAGGTTTAATTGTAACATTACCAGATGTAGAAGCACTAGCCGCAGCAGTCAAAGTAAACGTGTTACTATCAGCAACTGTCTGAACTAAGAAGTCTCCATTTACAGCATTTCCACTTGTGTAATCCATGTTTACACTATTACCAACTGATAAGTTATGTTGATTACAAGTTATGGTTACTGTAGTACCTGATTGAGAATATGTTCCAGAGTGTGTATTTTTAATTAAAGTATTAGCGTTAGTAGTATCACGATTAGTAAGAAATGTTGTATCGTTAATCGTAAGTGTTTGTATATTTTCTGGTGTACTTGTAGCTAGATAGTTGGTTATAGCTGTTTGTCCACCAGTTCCGTAAACGGTGGTCATTGCTACACCGTCACTACAACGCCAGACACGTATTTGTCCGTCAGCTGCTATCTGTCCTATGTATGATCCTTCTGTCTCATCACGAAAATAATGAAACCACGAACCACCACTCTGTACATTAGCTAAGGGAGTTGTGCCTATTCTTTTAGCACCCGGTCTCTTAAATAGACCTTTGGTTATGTCTGGTATTGCGTTAGTTACCTCTTGTACTTGGCCGGGAAACTTTAACTGGTCAGGCTGTTCTGACATTCCTAGTGAGTATTGAGGGATGGTTTGTGTAATTGATGGCATTATCTTCTAAGGTTTCTCCAAGGTTGATAAGTTTGATATACAGTCTCGTCTTCAAATCCAAACATACTGTGGTCTCCTTGATTACATTCATACTCCATAAGAGCTGATCGTGCTAAAGCTTCTTGTTGTTGTAATAATCTAACGAGTTCTGGATTAGATACCAGTTGTGTAGCAGCCATTCTGGTTGCTCTATATACTACGTATCGTCTAAATATAATAGGTAAGTCTTCAAAATTATGTAATTTAACAACGTCAAGATCAATACTAGCTATACTTTCAAATTTGTCAGTATGATCTATTTTATCATATAAAAACCCGTTACGACGTACAAAGTCATAAGTTCTACGGGACTGATTATCATGATGATCTATAGATAGTACATCATCACCTATCTCTATCTTATGAGTAGTGGAATCAGGAGAATAAGGTACATGATATTCTGTATTAAAATGCCACCCCTCTGCTTGCGTGTCTACGTTAGCATCACGGAGTAGATTATATATTAATGATACTTCTGGGTTATCAAAATTAAGAGTGGTTAAGGGTGATTGTCCAATAGCCCCCAGTATATTATTTACTGCGGACAGTTCGGTGTCGATGTCAAT